GGGACGATCCACGAAGGCAAGCGCGGGACACTCTGCGGGACAGTGGATGCAATCGCTACACCACGACTCCGCCCACTTTCTCGTCAACGGCCTGCCGGTCTGCGCGGACGGTCCCACAGGGGCCAAGGTCAACGCGGGCGACCGTTGGTTCACGCATGACGGATGCTTGAAAAAATGCCTGCGCTGCGTGGCTCGGGCGAACGAAAAGCTCACCGACAGCCGCCCTCTATGACTATCGAATCCACAACTGACGTGCGGGGCGGCTGTTCGGTGCAGCGACTGGTTCTCCAGCCTTTCTACGACGTGGGCGGAATCACCATCTTCTGTGGCGACAACCGCCAAATCCTGCCGCTGCTCGATGACTACGACCTGCTGCTCACTGACCCGCCCTACGGACTCGGCGCACGCCTGAAATCTGGCGACAACGGCGAATGGTCGAAAGGCTTCAAAGTCGCGCCGGAGTGGGACGCGCAGACCGCGCCGGAATGGGTGGTGCAACTGGCAATCTCGAAAGCGAAGGCGGCAATCATCTGGGGCGGCAACTACTACGCGCTGCCAATCGCTCGGGGCTGGCTCGGATGGGACAAGATGCAAGAGCACTCCAGCGGCCACTACGAACTCGCATGGACGAATCTGGAAATCCCGACGCGGATGTATCGCAAGAGCCGCGTGGAGTCCTATAGCCGAATGGGGAAAGTCCACCCGACGCAAAAGCCGGAAGAACTCATGGCGTGGTGTCTGAATCACGCGCCAACGGCGAAAACAATCTGCGACCCGTGGATGGGCAGCGGAACAACTCTAGTGGCGGCAAAGGCGCGTGGCCTGCGAGCCATCGGAATCGAAGCAAACGAAACCTACTGCCGCGCTGCGGTGTCCAGACTCGCGCAAGACGTGCTCGGGCTGGAGAACGCATAAGCTCATGGACGCCGACCTATTCACTCCGATTTCAGATGTTGCGCCCTCGGCGTTCCATGCAGCGTCTTGTTCGTCTTTGCCTCCGGTCTTGGATGCGTGCTGCTCTACTCGCATGTTCTGGTTCGACAAGCAGGACGCCCGCGCACTCTATGTGGACAAGCGGGAAGGGACGCGAATCATAGACGTTGGGACGCCCGGCACAATCGGACGCACGCCAAAAACCGTCGCGCCTGACATGATGGTGGACTTCCGAAACATGCCGTTCCCTGACGAATCGTTCTGGCATGTGGTCTTTGATCCGCCGCACTTCCATAAAGGTGCTGGTGCAACGGGACGCATCGCCTTCGACTTCGGGCTGCTCGACGCGACATGGCGCGACGACCTGCGAGCGGGATTCGCTGAATGCTTCCGCGTCCTCAAAGTGAATGGAACGATGATCTTCAAGTGGTGCGAGGCTGAAATCCCGCTCCGCGAAGTGCTGGCACTGACGCCAGAACGCCCGCTCTATGGCCACCGGAGCGGAAAGAAAGCGCAGACTCACTGGGTAGCATTTCATAAGACGAACGTCCAAGGATCAGGCGCCAGCCCTTTAACCGCATGAAAGCACTCTCCAAAGAATGGGCAGAATCGAAGCTGCCAAACGAAGACGGCCAAGAGATCGGGGCTGGTTGCCCTGCATCCGAATTGTTCGGCCCTTGGGCACCGTGGCTGCCAACAGACGAAATGGTTGGTAAACTGGTTGTCGTGGCATGGGTTTACCCACTCAGAGGTCCGGGCGGCAAACCTGTGTGGGTGAGTCTCACGGGGAAGGCCCAGTGGCATGATGAACTCAGGACCGTTGTAGTTGACGGCAATATGCCAGCGGAGGGCGCTCGATACTTCGAGTTTGCTTGGCCGAACACCCAGTTCGCCCCTTGACTTTACGACCTGCATTTAACCCGATACGAGCATGCCCGCATTGAAGAACCCGAAACATGAAGCGTTTGCGCAAGCTGTGGCTCTCGGCATGCCGCAGGGTCAGGCCTACATGGAGCACGTAAGCCCGTCCGGTTGCAGCGAAAACAACGCTTACGTTCGGGCGTCTGAGCTTTGCCGCGCCGGGAGTAAGGTGGCCGTAAGAATCGCAGAATTGAGAAAAAAGGTCGGCGAGAAAGCAGATCGCAAGTTCGAGCTGACGCGGGACCGCTGGCTTGATCGACTTGAACAGATTGCCGACAAGGCCGAGACTGCGGAGGATTATTCAGCCGCAACCGGCGCGCTTCGAGAGATTGGAAAAGCTGCCGCCTACTACGAACCCGAGGAGGTCCGACACACGGGCCACATTGACGTTGTGCTGCCCGACCTCGCGGCAGTGGTGGCGAAAGTCTTCAAAGCCAAACCATGAGCACGCGCAAAACAATCATGTCACCTCAACGGCGACTTCAATTGCGTTATCGGGCCGAGGGCCGCTGCGAAAAGTGCGGAGCGCCGAACGTGGAGCGTAATTACTGCGACGCCTGCGCTACCAAATGCGGCACAAAGAAACGCCACCCGCTTCCCTCAGAATGGAGCGCGGTGGATTGGAGTATGCAGAGCCGCGACATCGCGGAGCGGTTTGGCGTTAGCCTGAAATGCGTATCCATTCAGCGCCAGCTACGCGCGCCGCATACCATTCGTAGAGGACGACCTGCAAAACGCACCCAATGACCGCCACCGTCACAGCCGAGGAAATGGCCGCGTGCCTGGGCGACAAGCGATGGCGCTTGAACAACCTTATGCTGATCTTGCCCGAGGACGACGAGGACGGCGGTTTGATTCCCTTCGTGATGCGCGCGGAACAAGAGCAGTTCCTTCGCGAGCGCCACACGCGGAACTTTGTCCCGAAGGCTCGAAAGCTGGGCATGTCCACGCTGATTGTCTTGGACAACTTCGACGAGGCCTTGACGGTCCCGAATACCCATTGCGCCATTGTGGACTACCGCGAGGACGACGCGCTTAAGAAGCTCGACATTGCACGGCGGGCATGGAAGGACGGGCCAAAGCATCCGAACCCTGTCATTGCGCACATTTGGGCACAGATTCACAAAGGGCTAAAGCTGGTGAAGGACACGACGGAACGGCTGGAATGGTCGAACGGCTCTTGCATGGAGGCCTCGACCTCCTTCATGGGTGGAACACCGCGCCGCATTCACTGGTCCGAAGCAGGGCCGCAGTCTGCCCATGCGCCGGATCGCGCCCGCAAGGTCAAGCGAGGCACCCTGAACGCCATTGGGGCGCATGGCGTCATCGACGTAGAGACGACCATGGAAGGCGGAGAGGGCACGCCAGCACGCGACCTGTTCGACCTTGCGCTCTCGATGGTGGGCAAACCGCTCTCGCGCATGGATTGGAGGCTCCATTTCTTCCCGTGGTATGGGCACCCGTCTTACGATCTTCCCGGCCACGTCCCGCAGTCTGACGAGGTGCTGAAATACGCTGCCGAGATGCAGGGAAAGCACGGCATCAGCATTCCGGCCTCGCGCTGGGCTTGGTATGAGAAAAAGAGACATGAGCAGAAAGACGACGTGTGGACGCAGTTCCCGACCATCGCCGAGGAGGCAATTCGCGTGGTCGTGTCGGGTCAAATCTTCCCGCAGGTCGTAACCGTCAAAAGCAAGGGCCGTGTCCGACCGTTGACCGTCGAGGCAAACCGCCCGCTTTGGTCGTTTTGGGACATCGGGAACGACGGCCTCTCTTGCTGGGTAGGCCAACAGGTCTTTCGTGACATCCTGTGGCATCGGTTCTTTTTCACAACCGGCGCCTGTCCGGGCTGCGGAGGTCATTCGCCAGTTTGAGCAAGAGCTAGGCCTATCGTTCTCGACTCACTTCTTCCCGCATGACGTGGACTATCGCGACCGTGGCTCATCGGTCACTTACCGCTCGCAGCTTGTCGCGGCTGGCGTGCCGAATCACAAGATCATCACCATTCCGATAGCTGGCGACAAGTGGGACGGCATCAACGCCGTGCGTGACCGAATCCCGCGCATGTGGTTTGATCCGGCCTGCGAGAAGCCGCAGATCGACGCTTTCGGCGAAAAGCTGCCTTCGGGCCTTGGATGCTTGACGAACTACCGGACGCAGCCAAAGGCGGCTTCTGGCGCGTTGCGGGCA